AAGTCATAAGGCACGATATCCTTACCGTAGAGACGCTTGGCCTTCTGGATGCTGATCCAGTTCACGACAGCTCCCTGCTCGGCATCACGTGCCGAAGCCTTCACGACTGTCGGATCAAGCGCTACAGCAGCCGGATCGTCTACACATTCCGGGACAATCTTCGGCTCGCCAGTGAATTCGTCCGGAACCGTCGTGACGATGATGTATGCGGCACCGATGTCCACGGCCTTGGCGAATGCGTTCTGGAAAGCGTCCTTGGCGTCGGAGTCTGCCTCTATGGCGTTGATGGCCTCCTGTATCTCAGGCAGTGACGACTGGTCTTCTAGTTGAGCGTGCCAAGGTGACGCCGTAAGCGGCGAACTGATGGCAGATTCAAACACTCCCCACTGACTAAGATGCTCACATATCTTCTTTGTGCGCTTCCAGTCGCGCATGCGCTCGTCAGTCCAGAAATCGCCGCTGAACATGCGCTCACATTCGACACGATCCTTGACGGACGTTGAATAGTAATTCGAGGACTCTTTCAAAAAGTCCACAACCTTTTGGATAATTTCGGAATCTCTCATCGGAATCCTCCTAGGAGGAAATTAGCGGTGAGCTGCGAGCAACCTCTGTGCTATTGCACGTGGGTCTACAGCATGCTTTCCGATGCCTTGTGAGGCGTTACGGGCCTTTACCGCAAGCAAGAGCGAGTCAAGTCCATCGGGACTGCGCCCAATAGCCTTCTTGACGTCTTCTTTTGGGAACATGGCCGTCCTTCCCTTGTTGTCGATAAAGTAAAGGGCATAGCGACATTCCTCACGGATCTTCGCACCGTCATCAGTCTCAGGCAAGTACAAGTGAGTCTCGGACACGGCCTTTCTCAAACCGAAGTGCATCTCGGTGCGCAAGTTGTTAAATGAATCATCCTCGGCGGCACTGCCGAAGTTGATAGCGTCAACATTCTTCACGGTACGTTTCGTATAGTCGTATAGGCCGTTGCCGAAGCCGCCAGTGCAGTCGATGCATACTCCGGCCACGTTGTACTGCTGGTTCATCTGCAACAGTTCTGACACGAGAAGCTGTGTCTCTGCATGGTGGAAACGTCTTGACTCGACAAAGCCATAGTCATCGAGGGCGACAAATACGGAATCGTCTCGACCAGCTCCGGCCAAGTCGCAACCAATCCAGACTGGTTCATTGCTACGATGTTCTGGTCTGTCATGTGCGAACAGTCGGTCATCTATCGCCATGTTGGCCGAACGGCTGTCAACGATGTGGCCGAGGATCTGTTGTTCGTAAAGCTGCGTACCGGGTGGATAACGTTCGAGCAAGTCGGCCTTGAACTCGTCACTTGTGTAGATGTTGTCAAGTGCGCTTGCATTGATTATCGACCTAGGATTCTTGTTGCAAAGGTTGACAAACCATGCGTGGGCTGCGTTGAAGGAATCGGGTGATGTGAATAGTCGTATGCGAGGCATCGTGACTGTACGACCACGCAGACGGTCAGAGCCCCAGTTGAACAAGTTCTCCTGGCAGTAGCCAGCCTCGTCTATCACGAGAATGTTCACTTCGGTCATACCGAGGATTGCGTCTGGGTTCTCGCTTGTCGCACCGTAGCAGACGCCATGTTCGCCTACGCGAATCTCCTTGTCGCTCTTGTTGTACTCGTAAGGAATTTTCCATTCGTTAAGACGCTTTCTCACCTCGCCGAACAATACGCGATGCAAGGCGGTGAAGCTTTGTGCGGCTGCGATGATAGTGTTCTGCTGTACGAGCTTCATGGCGATGTATACGGACGCTGCGTAAGACTTGCCACTGGATACGCCACAACACGCGATGAGTAGCTTCTCGTCATCGCGCTGCAGCATTTCAAGCTGGAATGGCATTAGCTCGACTTGCATGCCGAGCCTCCGCCTAGTTCTTTTGTGGTACTACGAACTCAATCTTGCCGGACAGTTCCGTCTTGTTGTCAGTAGTTGCATCGATCTGCATACGGTTGACAAACTCGTCGGACTGTTCGTACTTGAGTCCGATCAAGGCCATCGCTTCCTTCAAGAGATTTACTTTGTCCAGGTCTCCCTTCTTGAGAGCCTTGAGCATTTCGTCGCCGAAGTCATAATTGTTCACGACCTTGGTAAGCATTTCTGATCTAACTTGTTTACGCAGATTGCGAGCCTTTACAGAGGCTTCTTGTGCCTGTCTGGCGGTCATCGGTGTAAAAAGCTGTGGCAAAGTCTTTCTCTTATCGACTTTTCCGCCAGTTGATTCGCTATCTTTACACATTCTCTCCTCCTAACCGCCAAACTTGGTAATGCGCCTGACGTTGGCGCTACTTGTCCAGGAACTTGTTCCACCACGGCGACGTGAGGTCAAGTCCCTTGTTCTTAATGTAAAGTGTGCCTTCGAGCAGCTCGATGATTCGGTCGAGCTTGGCCTCGATGGGATTCTGTTGCTGAGGAACTTCCTCTGCAACAGTTACGTTAGTCTTCGTCGGCTTCTTCGTAGCCATCTTCGGATTCTCCCATTTCCGGCGCTTCGAACTCTTCACCTTCGGTGTTCAGTTCGCCGTTCAGGTCAGCGATGAGCTGGCCGACTTCGGCGATTTCGTCTTCGGCAACGCCGTACTTCTCAAAGATTTCGTCCAATTTCTTGATGAGCTTTTCCATAAAGCCTCCTTCCTAGCAAGAAATTAGGGCTGGTTCTCATTCTGTTCAGTATGTACAAGCCATCCTATACGGACTTGTCTCAGCTGCATAATGCCAGTGATGATTGCGCAGATGGCTATGACAAGGTCGCAGATGTAGCTGCTGGCGGCTATCCGTGCGTTATTCATGCTGGACTCCAACGTTCCTGATCGTGTTGTATTCCACCCAAGCATTGTCTTTCTTGATCCAGCAACCTTCCCAGAAACCGTACTGGTACTCTGTCTGCATGATAGCCGCACGCTTGCCACAGGCATGGTCTGCAGCATAATGCGCAGGGACTGCGACCACGCCGACGGCAAGAGCGGCGACGAGTGCGATTATGATGATTAGCGATGTAAGCGGATATTCAAGCAAGAAGTCTTCAATCATTTTATCTCTCCAAATGGTTGCGAGGGGCCGAAAAGGAAATGAACCAACAAAAAAGAAACCAGCCCCTCGCTGAGAAATAAATTACTCTATTTTATAACAACTTGCTCACAACCACGTCGTCAGTCCCAATAACGGCGTGGGTCGTTGATAACTACTGTTATCACTCAACTAGGACTTGATTGCACGGTCTGCCCATTTTCACGCTGTTTTGGACAAGTGTTGTTATACCACACACTCATACTTTTGCTATCTTCTGGTAACAACCCAGCACACAACCTCGGAGGCCACATGAAGATAACAGTCTGCGCATACCTTAAGAACGCATACAAGCTAAAAAATCCGTCCTACTACGCCCGAGTCAAGGTTGACGGCAAGACCCACGACATAGCATTGCATACAACCGAGAAGGCCGTGGCGGAGTCCTGGGTTAGGCTCCGCAAATCCGAGATACAGCGCTACAACGACTACATCGCATGCGGCGAGGTCCCGCCAGAGGACTTGCTTGCGAAGCTCATGCCCACAATCGCTCAGAAAGGCACCTCTGAGGCCGTTTCGTTAATACCCAAGTGCTTGGACGGCTGGGAGGCAGATCTGCGCCAGAAGGGCTACAGAGAGAGGAGCATAGACACGTACTGCAAGGCCATACGGAACACGGTGCCGTCAAGCGCTACCACAGCCGACTTTACTTCCAAGAGAGTGAACGAATGGCTGAACAAGCCGACGCTCAAGACATCCACTCGCAAGTCCTACTCGGTGTCGCTCAGAGAGTTCGCCAAGTTCTTAATAGCAAACTACGGAGTCAGCCGCTCCGTCATGGACAACTGGCCGATGGTCAAGGTGCAGACCGAGGAGCGTGGCTACCTTACCATGCCGCAGATGTACAAACTAATCGAGGCCATCCAGTGCCAGTCTCCGGACATGGAACAGCAGATGAAGGCTTACTGCTGGATCATGGCCACGTGCGGCTCCAGACAGCAAGAGACGTATCTGCTGCGCTGGTCTGACTTCGTTGACGGGGTAATAACCTTTCGCTCTGAAACCACCAAGGGCAACAAGACTCGAAGAGTCCCCTTGGACATGCGTGTGGCTGAGATGTTGCTCAGGTTGCCGAAGAAGTCCCCAGACATGTTCCCAGACTTGCCCAAGTCGCAAGCCGGACGTTTCTCCATAGTCGCACGTGCGGCGAGGAAGGCTGGCATAGGTCACGCTGGGCTCCATTTATTTCGACATTCAGCCTGCATGTACCTTTACGCCCATTGCAAGGACGTCAAGGCGATCGGACAGATGGTCGGGCATAGCCCAGCCGTGTCGTTGCAATACTATGTTGCGTCTCGTGAGTCAGACGAGCTCCGCTCCCTTGTCCAGACGGCCTACGCATCCGAGGTCATGATCCCAAACGCCATGGACGAGCTCATCAAGGCTGGGCTTATTTAGGGCCGTGTGCCTGTCCGACTGACGGCTTTTCTCCTCTTCTATATATTCTCTGCTTCTCTTCTCTATTACTATTCTGTATATATTTTTTTTTCTAAAGTTAAAAAAGAAAGACACTATAGACCCTAAATGGCCTGTAAGCCGCATGGTTGCTGGGATTTGCTCAGGGTCAGTGAGTTCATTTTTCCGACCCTTTTTAGAGCCCTTTGCAGATTTTTGGGCTCTTTTTTGTTATACCATATACTCATAATTTGCGCCGAGAACGTTCTGTGAACACTTTCTTGTTGCACCATATACTCATACCCCTAATTTCAGTTTGCAATTCAAATTTGATATTGCTAAACTTTAAGCAACTTAAGACAAGGAAGTTTTCCGAGAGTAAAATCTACTTCATTCTGCATCTGTTCCGTTTTGTACACAAGTAGTGTAATTTATGACTATGGAAGGATGCTTCAGCACAAAGTTTAAATCGCAGACCGTGACCTTGCGAGACATAGTTGTGCCTTCATCGGAAAACATTTATTTACAGAAAATTTGATTATCCCCTGAAGTGCGCCGTTTGTCAGAGAGTCACGGCTCTGCACAGACGGCGCACTTCTCTTATGCGCCAAAGAGGATAATCAAGATGAGAGAGATTACTTTACAGAACCCGTCCGCTTGCGGACAATCCATTTCGGCCCAGTTCCGCAGCTGCGGAGCAGAACTTTCCGACTCGGTGGTCAAGGAATACTGGAACACCGTCTGGGAGGAATTCAAAGGAGTTGCCAACCAGTTCTACTCCGAGGCAGGTGAAGAATATACACGTGAAGGCTCCGAATGCGGCCTCTGCGGACACACCATCTACACGGAATGCCACGTCAAGGCAATCAAGGATCCGTTCGTCTCGAACCAGCCGGAGCTCGGAATGGTAGTGACATGGCCCTACGAGTTCTCCGTCGGCGTCGACTGCGTGAAACTCCTCGGTATCGAGTCGTATACCAGCCGTTTCGTCAAGTCTTGCTTCAAGCCGAACACTTTCCCTGTGTTCACAACCGAGGACAGCGGCCTCATCAAGACGTACAATATCATCCGCAAATACGATGACTGGGCTTTCGACAGCATCGTGCTTCCACATTCCGTGTTCTGCAAGGTTACAGCAGACGTGATGGTGAAAGCCGGACTGCATGTAAGCCAGCTCAAGAACGTATTTGACCCCAAAGGGAAATACCAGAAAACGCTGCGTCGCAGCTTCCTTTCCAAGCGTGGCAAGTGGAATGAGTCCGTGGCTCTTTACCCTACCGACGGCGTATGTAATAACAATATCCCGTCAAACAAGCTCGCAACGTACCTCACCAAGGATGACGCTGCACGTATCGTAGAAATCGTAGAATCAAGGAGCAAATAATGAAGAAGCTCACCGCAGAAGAAAAACTTTCCTTTCTCACCCTCGTCACTGGCAAGATGCCGGAAGACTTCACAGCCGCTGGATGGGCCAGCTACCTCACGACCGTAGCCGCGCCGACAATCCTCGCCTGGGCTACCAAGACAGACAAGATGCCAAACAAGGAAACATTCGGCAATTCCATGGCTCATGTCGAACATAGGCTTACATCCAAGAATGGTAAGCAAGTACTCGACGAGAACGGAGTGCCGTACTTGCTAACAGACGAGATGGTCGAACATGCTCGCAGTCTCGAACAGCTCTGGAAAATCACCATCGAGACTATCCGACGTGAGATGATTCCAGCTTGTTTCGCCACGATGCCACATTCCGTTGAGAACTATCTTGAGGACAAGTTCCTCTACACCCAAGGTACGAAACAGAAGGTAGTATACTTCCGAGACCTCGACAAGGAAGGCAACGTGTGGGTTGAGGCCAGCGACTCCGAACATCCGTTCACGTCTCTCCATGGCAAGATGAAGCACGAGCTCAATGCCGCCATGTGCATGCACTCAGGCGAACGGTGCGTGCTTGTGCTCCGAGAGAGCGAAGATGGCAAGCCTCGCACGGAACAGGTCAACCTCGCCACGCTCTACAAGGAAGCCGGACAGAAGATCCTAGCACGTGTGCAGAAGACCCAGAAGGGCTCCGCCTACAACTTCTTCGTGGAACGCATGAGGGATGAGATTGACATGTTGACTCGCTCGTGGACAGGCAACCGTAACAAGCTCGAGATCGAGCAAGGTCTTAAGGACTTGCCGGAAATGTACAACGATATGGATAGTCACGTGGATTTCTTCGAGCAGTTCTATAGGGCAGATGCTGGCATCCGTACGTTCACAAATGACCCCAACGAACCAGCGTTCAATTTCTACGATCTGCACAACATTCACGACGGCGATACTCCGGGCTTCGACATGTTTATGCAAGGCGTGGATCCAGCGTCAAGGGATACGCTCAAGGCCGCTATCTATGCGACGTTCGATTCTCGTTGCCACCTAAATCAGTACATCTGGATGCACGGCGAAGGTGGTGATGGCAAGAGCTCTATGCTCATGGCAATGGCCGAATATGCTGGCCAGTCCATGTACTGCTCACTTAATACAGATTCCGCAAAGTCAGAGTTTGGTCTCGAAGAGACTGTCGGCAAGCGCATCGTAATGTTTCCGGACATCCAGAGCGGATTGTCGGTCAAGTCCGGCATCGTCCACAAGCTGACTGGCCATGATCCTGTACCTATCAACAGAAAGAACAAGCCGCACATTTCCACGGTAATAGACTGTATTCTGTGGATGGCTGCGAATTCTGCTCCAGACGTCAATTTCTCCAACAAGAACGAGGCGCGTCGCTGCATCTACATCAAGCTCCACGAGCCACCCATCGAAGTGCAGAAGAAGATCTACTTCCTCAATCCAGATGGCTCGTTCCAGCTTGACGCCGAGGGCAACAAAATGAACAACGGATTTCCTCTTAAGCAGATGTTAATAGATGAAATGCCGTGTATCTTGTTCAAGTGCAAGGAAGCGTTTGACAAGCGCATCAGCCAGTCGTTCAGTGTAATACGCCTTACCCAAGAGGAATCTGCCATCGCATCCGACAACTGTTCCGACTTCGATGACGATACGCTGACGTATTATATCACAAAGACGTTCACTTTCACAAACGATGCCAATGACCGCATGGCACAGCCGGAAATCACGAACGCAATGAACATGACACTGAAATGCAGTAATTTACCTGTCATGGATGCAAGCATGAAACGCAAGATGTTCAGAAAGATCGAGAATTATTTCAAGTGCCAGCAGAAGAAGTCAAACGGCGTCAAATACCGTCTCGGAATCAAGACCAAGGAGGAATAGATGCGTATTGCTATCGACTGCGAATTTTCCTTCGATGCGGACAACGAGTTCGTCTGCATCTGTGCTTGCACTACGCAAGAGGATGGCAAGCAGTTCACCTTCTGGCGTACTGAGATGGACGCCCTTCGTGACTACATCGTGTCACACAAGGGCGACACCTTTGTCGCACACAACGTGGAGACAGCCGAAGGCTACCTTTTCCAGAGCCTTGGCTTGCAACCGACAAAGTTCCGCTGGCACGATACCTTGCTCATGTCAAGGATAGTCCACAACTCGTGTGCCGTAGACAAGCCGTTACACGGACTTGACCGATGCCTTGCACGTGAACATATCGTGGAGATCGACCATGACACGAAAAAGGAGAACCAGTCCATCTGTATCTGGAAACAGGACTGCTCGTGGATGGATCACATCACGCAGATGGATGCTCACAAGGCTCACTTGCTCAAGTACTGTCTCTCTGATACGGAGCATTTGCTGGAACTTGATTCAAGACTCAACGAGAAACTCGTGGTGCGCCTTACACCTGGCAAATGGAACCACATAGATTGCGACACGCCGCTTGAACCAGAAAGACGTGCCGACTATTATGGGTTCCTTGCGGCCATGGCAAGCGAGACAAGCTGGAGAGGCATTCCGCTTGACCCAGAACGTGTTGCGCACATCAAGAAGAACGCCCCACACGCCATAGCCAAGATGCAGCTTGAGTTCTTGCGCAAGTATCCCGGCACGTTCCGCAAGGAAGGCGACAAGCTCAAGATGAACACGGCCAAGTGCAGGGAATACGCTGCAAAGGAATATGGCGACAAGCCGCCTCGCACAAAGGCTGGTGCGGTGTCGCTTGCCTCTGAGTATACCGAGCCACATAAGAAGCTTGACGATTTTCTAGGTAATTACTACAACCTTATGAAAGCGAGTCGCGCCCTTGCAAGTTTCGCAAAGCCATCACGTGAAAAGAACTGGCTCGGCTTCTATCTTCCAAAGCGAGGCATTGTGAGACCGAGGCTGAACCTTCTCGGCACGGCTACCGGACGGTGCAGTTCTAAGCCGTCTACGGGATTTGTATACACGATGGGCAAGGCTTTCCGTGGACTAGTAAATCCTCCGGAAGGTAAGGTGCTGGTGGAACTGGACTTCCACTCGCAAGAGATCGGAATACAGTGCTACCTCTCGCACGACAAGCGCATGGCCAAGCTGTACGAAGGCCCCGACTACTACACGTCCATTGCACATTCCATAGATCCTTCCATCACGCAGAAGAAAGATCCGAGGCGTGACCAGTACAAGCGTGTGTGTCTCATGAGCAACTACGGTGCCGGAGTTGACCACCTTGCAGAGGTGTCGAAGCTGAGCAAGACCAAGGCTGCACACGTGCTGCAGCATCTCAAGACCATGTTCTCTACTTATTGGCAGTACGTGGAAGCTTGCAAGCAGTCGTGTACAAGGTCTAGGTACCTGTGGTTCAGTGACGGCTTCCGCATCAACTTCAACGGCGGCAAGGCCACATCACTGTGCAACTGGCCTTTCCAAGCTTGCGGATCCTACATATTGAGACAGATGATGGTGGAACTGTACAAGGCTAAGATAGAGCTTGTCGCGCCAGTGCATGACGCAATCGTGTTCATGGCCGACGAAGCCACATGGAAGGAGACTGCCGACAAGGCTGCGGAGATCATGAAGAGCGTGTCCTTGCGTGCCGTCGGCACGGTCATCGACGTAGGAGCTCCTGAGGTCACGTTCCATGGCGTTGTCAACTGCCATTCGGAACTGTCATCACGTGAGGCTTATGCAAAGACGGAGCCGAACAAGTACAAGCAGCAGTACGACAAGTTCATGGAAGATGCCGAGTGTGCGGAACTGCCTGACACCGAGAACTTGTACGTAGACGAGGAGTGGATGAATGCAGAAGCTAATTGAACATGTGACGCTTGCCGCCGCTTGTGCGGCATTCGTCTACTTTGTCCGATGGACATGGCACGACGTCAAGCGCGAAAAGAGGCCGGAGGTCACCGACGAGATGATCGCCGATGCCTTCGAACGTGACGTAATGTCAAATTTTGACAACGAATTCGACAAGGTGGACTGGGAAGACTAGTGCGAATGAGTGTCTAGTACAAAACGTCGTTTGACAATCCCTGCTATATTTATTAGCGAAACAAGGAGGCGCTATGACCGCTGACTACATACTCGCACTTTACTACTACTTAAAGGAGTTTGAATATGAACACGACTGCTACTGCTACTAATCATATCGACGTGCGCAAGATACTCACAGAGCATCGCTACTACGACAAGAGCAACGATATCTATCATAACTTGACAGAGCAAGAGATCGATGCCTTGTGCTCTTTCTTCGGCACTTGTCGCGAGAACGAAGACTACGACGAGTTTTACTTGCACACTGTCGCAGACAACCAGATCAAAAAGCGACTCAAGCGCAAATAATTGTACACATGACAAGCCCCGCCGACCTCTTATTTGGTTCTTTTTCTTGGTCGGCGGGGTCTTTTCTTTGTAAAACATTCTTAACAATGTTGCGTTTTTAGCCGCATTTCGGCACTTCGCGAAAAATCTTGAAAAAAGTCGAGAAAGACCACCTGACAAGTCTTTGGAATTTTTATATCTTAAAGACAAGACCTAGCATGGTGCTCGGTCGAAAACATACTAGACAAGGAGTCTACGATGAAAACGATCACGAAAATCCCAGCAAATCTCGTCAACACTGTTGTTACTGCTCGCGTCTGCGAAGTCAGCTACAATCGCTACAATCGCACTGCGAAAGTCTCTGTGCTCGTAGACGTCGACAACAACACTCAGCTAAAGCTCAGCGACGTAGTGTTCGAGTTCAGCAAGTACAGTCTCAACGATAAGAAGCACGACATGTATGCAGAACTGTTCGAAGCAGAGTCTGCAAAGCTCAAGCATCTGTTCGACAAGGTCGACTTCGACCGTAATGACTACGTAATCACGTGCAAGCTCTGTGTAAGCTCTCGCAACACGCAGTACTTCGCTGTCGAATCTTACGAGCGTGTCGCACACAAGATCAGCGAAGAAACGTACGAAGCTATCAACGACGCGAAGACAGAAGCTCTCGCAGAACTCGCTGTGCAGAGCGAAGAAAGTGCACAGTCTAACGAAGTCACTGAAGAAATCTTGACTGAAGCTTGCAAAATTGCTGCAAAAGAAATCGACCTCGACGTAGCTCAGAGAGCGCACGAGCTGCATAGAAACAAGTCTCTGATTGAAATCTGTCACGTAGACTTCTACGACGATGATTCGATGCGTGCAGAACTGCAAGCGTATGTTGACGAAAATGTAGATTACGACGAAGAAGACAGAGAGTTCGAGCTCGTATACGCTACGTATCAGTATATTATGGGCCGCTACGCGACCTGGTCGGCTTGGGTCGAGCAAGCCGACCGCTAAGTTTTTAGAATTTTACATAACGAACCCCTGCCGGACTCGGCATTCCCTGCTATATTGCGTTGTCATGATAACACGACAACGTATAAGAGAGCTGCTGTCTCAGCACGGACTTGCACATGCTCAGCTTGACGCTCTTGCAGCGTACTGTGACAGTGTGCAAGATGAGCTGACAGAGCAAGACGTGCATACACTTGCAGAGCAAATGAAAAAAGACCGCGCTAAGTAGCGGCCTTTTTCTTTTTTGCATCCCTCTCAGCTTTGCGCTTTGCATGATAGGCGCGGTCGTATGCACGTCTTCGCTCAAGTCTGGCAGGGTCGCTTTTAAGCTTCTGCATGTACTTGCGATTGTACTGCGTGCGCTTTGGTGGCTCGTACGCTAGCAAGTCGTGCTCTTCATTTGTATAAGATCGGCATATAAATGTTACCCGGTCTATAGGTTCAACGCCAAGCTCCTCACAGTCTTCGCAATACCTACTGTAATCGTCTACGATTGACTCATTCAATATTCGCTGCTGGTCGCATTTGCGTATGGCTTCGTGCCAGTCCGTTATCTTTGAGGTGCTGTACTCAGAGTCTGTACGCAATCTAGGTACGGTTTCTGATGCTTTCAGGTCGAACAAAGTAACAAGATTGTGGTCTTCGCTTGTCAGAGGTGCAGTGCCGTCTACATAGTCCATGCGAGTCCTCATGTCCCTCAACCATACGTTGTATGTATTGTAGCAAGTGCCTAGCACGGCACTGCGGACATTAAGGTAGAATGACAGATCTTTCCGATACTGCCCTGTGCGCACGATGCGCAACAGTCGGCAATACGCAGCCGTGTAGCACATGGCTTCCAGTTCTTCCATCTCTTCACGTTCATAAGCCCACGCGCGATACTTTGTCAGAAATATCGAGACCAGTGTCTTTATGAACCTCCATATTTCCTCGCGTGGGCTTGCGTTGGCACGGATCAGCATGGCCTTGTGACCTATGTTTACACGGTCGGGCCACCAGACCACTCGACCGTGCTTTATCATTGAATGCGCCATGCTACTTTCCTTTGTTCTGGATTCGGCGAACAACGTATGCGACTATTTCGGCCACCAGGACCTCGACCAGGTAATTGACAAAATTTGACTTCATTTTTGAGCCTCCTAAGTATTAAATTACTCTAAAAGAGGCCTCGCGAGGAACTTCCTGCGCAAGGCCTGAATTTGTATGCAATGGGCCGGAGTTACGATAACAAGTATACTCGATAGCCGTTGCTTTGTGTATAACTCTTTGAAGTTATAGATGTCCATGTACTTTCACCGATTCTTTTGCCGTACAGTGTTGCAGTAATAGACATGCTCGGTACGGTTGAAGAATCACCGGAATAAAAGTAACATGAAGGTACTGGATCTCCGTTAGCAGAGAAATAGAACTGTGCCGTCATTGCATTGGCATACCAGTCAGGGCCACTGTATGTGTTCAGTGTTGATAAGTCCGCACTTGTTAACTGAGTCCATGTCGTATTGTCATTTGTGTATTGTCCAGACGATATGCTTGTGTTACGCATTCCGTTAAAAACAAGGTAACAGAAATGCATATCATCCGCACTGCTAGATGTCAATTCAATAAAGTAATCGTTTTGCCATAATCTACGATTTCCGCCCCAGTCAGTTGGAATAGCATCAAGATCTGCACGGCCAGTGACTGTGTCGGAACCACAGTATGCAAATGTCTTATAATGAGATGTAGGTGGATTCGTTTGCGTAGATGCTTGAGTATATAGAGCAAGTGCGCCTGAAGCAACTGCACTACAGTCTCTGAACGTGGAGGCCATATAATTAACATGGCTTGTGTCAAACAAAGGCACAGCAGTAAGGCTTGAACATCCCTCGAACATACTATTCATGTTTACAACATGGCTTGTGTCTAACAAAGGAACTGTTCTCAAGCTAGTACATCTGCTAAACATTTGCTGCATGCTTGTAACATGATTAGTGTTAAGCAAAGGAACCGTTGTCAAGTTAGCGCAAGAAGCAAACAAATTATATGCGTTTACATTGCTATTTACATTAATAATAAGAGACGGCGCTGTAGTTAAGCTGCTGCAGTAGTAAAACATACTGGACAAGTCTGTGGCACTGCTTAGATTAAATGCTGGGACTGATGCCAAGTTGGTGCACCACCAGAACATACTGGATGTGTTTCCGACATTGCTTAAGTCATACAGCGGAACTGATGTCAAGCTAGTACAGTTTTCAAACATTTTACTTGTTGTTATAACTCTGCTCGTGTCAAACAGAGCTACAGAGGTCAAGTTAGAGCACCCAGAAAACAAGTTTGATATATATATGACATCACTTGTGTTTGCTCCTAGCACTGATACCAATTTGCTTCCGAGTGACCTACCCCAGTTGGTGTTATTCTTGTAACCGTCCCACACATTGGTTGTGGCGTCTACGAGTGTCCATGTGAACCCTGCGAGAGAATTTGACGAAGGATCATATCCGGATTGAAACTGACAGCGTATTGTATAGGCTGGGAGGCCAAGAGGATTGTAAGGATCAGCTGGTGTACTCTCGTACACCTTGACATTGCCCATATAGGCAGAGCCTATCTTGGTAGAGCCAAGATAGAGACTGCCAGCTTTAGCTTGTCCGAAATACAGGGGCATGTTAAGCCTCCGGGATCAAGTACAAAGTATTTGCGTCAGGGCTGGCTGGAAGTGCGTTGACTTGCTGGATACGCATACCCCAAGCTGCAGCACCGCTGTTGTCCACGGTCAGTACCTTGCCCTCATCGGCAGACGTCGCAGCCGGAAGCGGATTTGCCACGTACAGGCCACGTGTTTCGGTCGGGCGAGACGGAATTTCAAACGTTACTGAGCCAGACGGCTGCGTCAGCGCGACTGCATACTGTTCAAGAGCAGAGTAAAGGCCGTTATTAGTCCATTCGTCAATGAATGAACCGTAGAATGAACCATGATCATAGTACACGTAGTCTGCGCTGACACCATAGACCATGAATGTGTTCACGTCATTGAAGAACGTCGAAGTCGCATACTGGTCGGACGGGTCAGTCATCACGGATGCCTTGCACGGACTCGGGTCAGAAAGGTTGATAGCAGTACTGGAATTGAGGTCGCATATGAAGCCACCAGTGAGTGTGCCGGACTGCCAAGTGTCTCCAGCGACAACGACCGCATAGACTGGACTTGTGACACCGCTCGGAATGCTTTCTGCAAGACCAACGATGTTGACGGTGTCAGTGTCCGGGTCAAGCGACACGGACTTGGTGAATGTAGCGTAGTAGCTTGAGTTCGGGCCGCCGCTCGTCACGGTGCCAGTAATGCTCGTCGGAGTGTCAGTTGTTGACACCGCAAGTCCGGAGTTGTTGGCACTGTTTGCATTGCGAAGGCGGACTTCAAGCGCAGAGCCGTCACGAGCGATACTTGCAGATGACTGGTCAGTCCAGCGAGCTCCTTCATCGTACACAAGCGCTTTGCCGACGTCGGATTCGGACGCAGTGGGAACCTGATTCACATAACTGAGCGCTTCGGCAACAGCATAGCCGCTTTGTGGCAGGGCTGAAACATCGTCATAGGTCTGGTCTACTTGAACGTAGAGGTCGCCACCGGGGATCGTATCTCCGACGATATAAACGCTGTAACCTTGAAGAGCAAGAACGTGGTTCTCATTCAAGAAGCTTGACTGCACAGTGTCTGAAATGACGCTGAAATCCTGGCCGCTTGCAGAGAACGCAATAGCGTTAAACACGCCGCCAACGTCTCCCGGCAATGTGAAACCAATTTGGAATACGTATCCGTAAGTTGTGTCAACGATAGATCCGAGGCTGTAGACGCATACTTCATCAGATGCGTCCCATGCAGCGGTGAATGCATCAGATACAGTGCTAGATGTTGCAACAATGTCAGTATAGCTTTCTTTGCTCGAAATATAGAGCAAGTGACACTTCGCGTCGAAATGCTTGGTGTCATCACCAGTGCTTTGCATGCCGAGCGGATTCGAGTCGACCCTGTTCCAACTGTAGCGAAACTCAATGTGAGTCACATCGTCTTTAGAGTCGTATTCACTTTTGATGTAACCGTTATCGGTCATGGCCTTCCAGCCTTCAGACGACGGAGTGCCTTCTGGTGACCAGAGGTCAGCGTCGCCTCCGCCACCCTGCTCCTGCGTGAACTTGAGTGCGTTGTCGTAGGCATCCTTAATGCGAACAGACACTTCGTTGTTCTGGTCAATGGCGATGCCGTTGCCAGCCGTGTAGCTGGAGCCACCACCACCAGTAGCCCATGCATACGAACCAACACCCTCACTGTACGTGGCCTTCAGCACCTTGTTGTCGTCAGAAGAAGTCACTGCAGGGACGTTGTTGATAGTCGGCTTATTTTGTATGTACGAAGGGTCAGTCGTGTCGGATTCCGTCCAGTCAGACTGTACTTGGTCGAGGTCTCCGGTCGCGGAGATCTTGCCGTCCTCAATAGTGATGTTGTCTCCGCTCTCAAGCGTGGTCTGGACTTCTTGATTGTCACCAATCACTTGGGTGCCGCCAGCCTCAGATGCTGGCGTGATAATATCTGCGTTCCACTGCGGTACACTCATTTGTAAAACTCCTAGCTAGTGGTTAAAAGAAAAGCTTTCCTAGTATGAAATTAGCGGTGCCAGTCGTTCGGGTCGAACCACCATGCGCCTATGACGCACACGATAACAATGAACAGCAGTGTCATCATTTATTCGCCTCGCTTAGCTTGTTGATGGCATCGAGCACGGAGTCGATCTTGGTCGAGACCTTGGCAAGCTCAGTGTTGATTGTCGAAATCTGAAGCTGGTGATCGTCCATGTGCGTCTTGAGCATCATAATGTCTTCTTTGACGCGGCCTACATCCCACGTGTTTTTCTGACACTGGTCGTGCAATTCTTGGGAGTCCTTGTTTCGTATCTCGGCTGTCTCGGCACGGCTTGCCTTGGTCTTGGCAAGGTCAGACCAGACCTTGACAAGGCCAGCCGCGTTCGTCAGCAGCAGAACCACGGCCCCGATAAGTGCAGCCCACAGTTCAGTTGTCATACAAATCCTCCTATGCTTCAACAGGCCAGACGAGAGTGGATCCGTTGAACGAGCCGCACGGTGCCACGCTGTATCCGTTCCAGTAGCCGATGTCCATCAGTGTTCCGCTACTCACGTAGAATCCCCAGAAGATGTCGACGTGGAACATGGCCGTACGTGCCGAATAGGCCGAACTACGCAGTGCATACACTGCTAAGTCGAGCGAAATGTGTAAACTGTCGCCATCGTTAGCGAAGCCAGTGTACGTAGTCGTTAAGTCGTGCTTATTTGCACTTGAAGACAGTGCCACAGACCGATACTGATAGTCGAAGTATTTCTGGTTGTTCTTCACATACTCAACACGACTCCATGCAAGTATGTAGCCATCAGTGATCATCCATCCGTCAAGATTCCAGAACCTCGGCATCGCAAAGATCTGATAAACGTTGTCTGTAACTGTCGCGCCCTCTTGCGTGGCCCCGAGCTTGATTGTTGGCTTCTTCTTCCACGTATCGCCGTCACCACCAATGATAAGACCTAAGTTATAGTCATAAACGCCGCCGTACATCTCAGGAGCGAAGCCAAGCGTCGGCTTCAAATTTTCATTTAGACGTACGACTTGCCACGGCTGGGCATTGGTCATATTCGGAGACTCGAAGGCGTTGATATTAGTTCGAGCGTTGCCTTGGTTGGCCGTGCTCAGGCCTTGGTTGGCATCGTACGAGACATAGTGACCCTTGACGTACACGCCGTCTGCGCCGACGTCCAGACCGCCTCCAGCCTTTGTCTTGACCGATACTACATTGTTCGCAATGCTGATGCCGTTGCCAGCCGTGTACGAGCCAGTAGAGCTTATTACGTTGTCGTTAATCTGTATGCCCTGTCCAGCAGTGAGCTGGGCCTGTGCGCCGATGTTTGCGCGAGCCTGGGCCTGGGCGTCCGTGTCGAGGCCCTGTTCGCAGTTTGCTAGTACTTTTTGAATGCGTTCCATTGTTGCCCCCTTAATCCGCGCTGTAGTAGTAGTCGACGCACTTCGTGAAGAGTTCCATGACTTCGTATGAAACGGAGCTGCTCATTGCGTTCACGCGTAGGCACCGGTTTGAGTTGCTGGTCGGTTCGTTTGTGTACTCGACGCCTACTTCGTAGAATGCGCTTCCACGGATTTTCACAAAGTGAGTACCTGTTTCGACCATAACGCGACAGACAGCTTCGTCGCACCAAGTAGTGATGCTCGATGCAGATGTGAAATTTCCCGGTTCGATTGACGCGACATAGTCAGTGGTTCCCGTGTTGTTTGTAAACTTCAACACGCCATCATACATGATCTTCCGGAAAACCGGACTGAAAGTATTATACGATGATGTGTTCTGTGGACAAGGGAACGCATACAGATGAGACGAATCGAAGTTCGTGTATATACGAGTTACAACGTTACAGGTCGTTGACCCGGAAACGCCGGGGCCGACCCATGACCCAGTAGTTGACGCGTTGAATTTTCGTAAGCGTAGTTTCGTGTTATTCCAGTACGTGCTGATCGAACCGCTCGTGCTCAGCGTCGGGTTTTTACCATCGAGGTCTGCCTTGGCAGCGAGTGTCGTATTATACGTGTTGTAGACGTTTGAGCTCGAAACGATAATCGTGGATACCACCGAATCTGTGTAGTAAACTGAGGCGATGCCAACGATGCGCGTGAACACGACCTTGTTGGAGTCGATATCGTACAGCTGGAACATGGCGTCGCCACCGAGGGCGGTCATGCGCAAGTAGACGGCCTTTCCCGCATCGTACGCCGTCTTGTAGTCATTATATGGGGTCTTGGTACTTTGTGAGTAGGTTCCGATGAACATGCCGGAGAACGAGCTGTCGACAGCGAGCCCGTTGCTGTCGAGCACGAGACCGCCATTGCTCTTGACCTTGGCCGACACTACATTAGACGAAATCGTGATGCCATTTCCGGCGCTGAGCGGGGACTGGACTGGAGTCCACGCCGCAGTGAACTTACCTGGTGACCCACTGTAAGTTCCAGTCAACACCTTGCCAGCGTCAGACTGGGTGCCTATCGGTGCCAGAAGGCCGACGTCAGTGGAGTTGTTGACAGTCACGCGACCGTCAGTAAATAGCGTCATGTTTGACACGTTAGTGTCTACTGGAGGCAAGGTGGTCGAAGTCGTCTTGATGTTCGGCACGCTCGGCTTGTTCAATATTGCCGCGACTCCCGTGGTAGCATTCCAGTCACTGTTGACCTGTGCAGCCGGGATGGTAGGCTTGTTCAATATTGCCGCGACTCCGCTGGTCGCATCCCAGTCACTGTTGACCTGTGCTGCCGGGATGGTAGGCTTGTTCGTCAAGTCATTGTAGCTGCCAGTAGTTGCGACTGTCGCAAGGTTTGGCTTGTTTGACAAATCGCTGTACGAGCCAGTAGTTGCGACTGTTGCGAGGCTTGGCTTATTTTGTATGTAGGCATCCGAGGACGTGTCCGTTTCCGTCCAGTTACTTTGTACATTAACCTCGGCACCGCTTGCAATGCCGTCAAGCTTGTCTTTCAGCGTGGTCGTGAAATTGTTGTCCGTGTGCACGTAGTTTGCATCTTGCACGAGGTTGGCAGGCTTATTCTTAATAAATGAATCCGCACTCGTGTCTGTGGTATTCCAGTCCGACTGAACGTTCACCTCGGCCCCGGCAGCGATTCCAGACAACTTATTCTTTTCAGCATCGGTGAAGTTATTGTCCGTGTGCACGTAGTTCGCGTCCTGCACGGCAGTCGCACCGAGCGCTGCACCTTCACGGATCGTCTGCAAGTCAGAGATCACGTCTTGCTTGGTCGCAAGGCCAGCCGTAAGTGCTGCATTGGTCGCATACACGGACAAGTCGGGCTTATGTTGTATGTAACTTGTCTTGGAAATGTCATCCTCAGTCCAGTCCGACTGGATCTGCGTTAGCCATTCGCCCGGAATGTAAGGCGCACCGGAGTACACCCTGTGAACCTCGATGTCCGCGATGTTGAAAGTGTTATCGGTTTCTACGTCCGCGATTTCTACCAGCAGTTCCGCGTTGCTTGTCGGAAACACGTCGGCGGAAACCTCGTACTCCTGGGCACGCAAGAGCGAATAGTCGACCGTGCAAGTATTCGTCACGATGGTCGACTGTGCTCCGCCACCGTAATCGAGCACGAATTTGATGTCTACGTCGTCGTAGTACGGCTCCGCATTCAGAGACTTATTCGCCGTCACGTGAGCAGTCACATGGTAGTATCTGTCGCGATATAGCTGAATTCCGCGATCGCCCATCCTCATGGTGCCCTTAGTGTAGAATGGCTTGTGAATATCGGTGCCTACCACCTGCGATGAACCGTCACAGCGGATCCATTCGAGCAAATCCTTGGAATCCAGGTTTTGCGTGAGGTCAAAGTTTGTGCGGCCTCCGGTGATGACCTTCGAGACGACTAGGCTGTGGTCTGAAGACGTAATGTCGATAGATGCGCCGCCAGCGCCTCCTACGACGCCGATGTTAAGCCTTGACCACTGTTCTACACCGTCAATGTCGTAGCAGTACACGTCGTACATGCCGTCAGCATCTGCAAGGATTGTGCACATGCCCTTGTGGTCGAGATATACGTTGTTCTGGTTAAGGTCTCCGTCGAAATCCTTGTATGTCACTGCTGGAGTGGTCGTGCCGTGTTCGAACACGTTGATCCAGCCGCCAGTGAGCGGCTTTCCGTCCGTGTCCTCAACCTGAATTACTGTGCTAATAAGGTACCCAAGAGCCATGTAGACCTCCTAGGTGGAAATTAGAGGGAAGTGAAGTAATTTCCATATAAACTGAGGCATAAGGGAGTTAGCTATGCCGAGAAAACCAAGAGACATCTATAAGGGGCGCTTCGAAGAAGGATTCGACATCACACGTGACGTGGATCTTGCGCATTTACGAGAAATAATGGCCATGGACGAGGTTGACAACGTCAATTACAATTATTATGGCCTCTACATAACGAATATCATCAACATCATGCTCAATTCTTATCATTTTCGTGGCTACGACGACGAAGTCAAGCACGATATTCTCGCAGAGGGCATGGTTGATGCGCTGAAAGCTCGCAAAAAGTTCGACGGCGCGAAATATCCGCAACCGTCAGCAGTGTTCAACTACATCTATAGAATCTGTTTCCACAGCGCTCAGCATGTATTGACAAATTTTTATAGAATGCAGAACCGTATGGTGCCAGCATCCCAATGTGGAAATGGAACCAAGTTCTCTGACGGCGCTGAGTACGACGAGGACATCCTTGACAAGTGCTGCACGGACTGGGATGAGGTTGCCGAGCATCTGCAAGACAACCCCACGGTCACTACATGCTCTGAGGAGTCGTAGTTCCGGCCTCGAACGCGTCGTCCATCATCACGAACAGGTCGATCTGGTGCCTAGTCGTGTCCGGATACATGGCGAAGTCATCCCATCCGTCATACGGCGCGTGGTTTAAGACGCCGATGTCGACACCGTTACTGAACACGCCGCCCGGTGCAGTGTCCGGATTGTGGTCAGCATCCGCACTCTCGAAAGACACGTCATATTCGGCCTCTCCGGAGCCGTCACGCGACACCATCTGCATGTATGCGAAGCGATTGTTGCTCATGATGCTTGACACGGTCGTTGTCGCGTTGCCCCACGTCCACACGATGGTTATCACGCCGTTGGTGTGATCGCTGTAACTGTCCTCGACAATGCCGAAATCCCAGCGAGCGTCAATCTTCGCTGAACGTGCGATGAATCCCTTTCCGACACTGAACGCTTTCCACTTGATTCCACGGGGCACTACGCTCACGCGGTATGTTCTTGAATTGAAGAACACGAACGGGGCCGTCGTAGTACGGAAGATGTCGCGACCTTCGAAACGGTCTCCACGATAGATGGGGAATCGCATCGGATGGTTGCGTCCGCTGAACTTCATGAGGAACGGCTCGGTATTGTGCGCGTAGATGTAATTGTGGTCGTTGTCCTGTTCTTTCAAGTTCGTACGGTCGAGACGGATCCAGTGGATGACATCGTAGGAAGAGCCGTTGTTGGCCCAGATTCCATGCACAACGCTGTTCTCGGTGTTCGCATGCACGTAGTGGCGAGCAGGGTTCGAACTGGCGTCCAGATGGAACATGTTGCCGACACACTGCACGTTGATCACTCCGTTGTTGTCAGACTGGCTCACGGTGCTGTACACTTGGTTATTCGTAAGCACTAGGTCGTGCGCGTTGACGTATGCGTTTATATCAGAGTTGCGGATTGTAAGCGTGGTTCCGAAAGACTTGAGAGTAACTCGCACGTCGGCGTTCTCGATGACGGACGGATGCAATAGCTGCAGCTCGTTGCTGCCTATGAGCGACCCCTTGCGAAGTTGCAGATTGTCGAGCACAGTGGCGTTGCTGAACGTGATCCAAGAGTCGACAAGGTTCAGCGAGTCGGTGGCCGTCATGCCAGAAACTGTAAGAGAGGCATTGTGCATCTCAGTGGCACCGTGCGAGACAAAACGGACTACGCCGTAACAGTTCTCAATTACGCCTCCAGCACGCACGTCCGCGTCGATTTCCTGTTCCCCTAAGTCGCCATAGTCACTTTCGCCTTGCTTGTTTTTCAACAGAATGTAGGTGTTCGCGTCCTTGCAGTTCTCAAGCAGAATCTGGTTGCCTGACATTGTCAAGTCGCTCCAATCGTAGTCATCGGCGAAGAAGCTAGTATTCAGCACGGAATTGGAAATCACGATCGGGCCAGTGATCTTCTTGCTCGATTCGATATCGCAATTGTCCAGCTGCAATGCAGAGTTGCCGTTAGTGACAAACTTGACATGAGTGTTGGATAGGTTGCGAGCGTATTCGGACGAGTCGATGACCCAGCCGACACGTGCGTTGCCCGTGCAGTTTCCTCCGACCCACGAGATATTGATGTAGTCGCACGTAAGCGTGGCGGCTCCAGTCTGTACTGAGGAATCGAAGAGACCAGGCGCGGCCTTGTGCAGCTCGTGGCACTGTATGGCGGTGCCGGACGTGCCAGTCTTGCAAATGAAGCGCACGTCGTCGGAGACGTAGATGTCGCCAGTTACTGCGAACGTGTTCGAGCCGTCCAGCAAGTAATAGCCGAGAGAGCCCGGATAGTCCGGGAACCATGCGTTCAGACCTTCGTTCGACAGATACGTAGCGCACTGTGCGAGCTGAGAAGTGTAGCTGTAGTCTACAGAGTACTTGTTGTTCTGTGGGAAGATTCCGAAATGTCTCACGTCGAAGATATAGTCTTTCGATGCGAGAATCCAGCGGCCATGTCCCGACACGTCGTTAGGACGGATGACCGATCCGCCATCGTCGCTGACGAGAGAGACGGAGTTCCATACGTAAAGAACCGGGGACGTGTCGCCAGCCTCGTAATATCCGTAAAGCCACAGCATCTTGACGCCATTGACAGTCGGCACGGTCTCCGGATCTCTTGCGCGTAGGTCTGCCATTGTGGCAACGCCCTCGGCTGAAGTGGCCTCGATGTTGACCGTGTTCACAGGATCCATGTTGTCGGACGAGTACTGGTAAGCCCAGCGTGACGGATCGTAGTCCTCGTCCGGCCATTGCATCATGTCGCCAGTACCGATGTACTGGTAGAAATAAGCCGTTACGTTGTCCTCGTTATTTACAAACACTTGGTACTGCGTACGGCCAATCATGTCCGTGAATTCAGGGTTGCGAATGGCGACACTGTCGCGATTGTATATCGCAACGTTGTCAGTAGTGCCCTTCTTGCAGAAACGGATCTTTCCGTGAAGCAAGTTTCCGTCATTGTTCAGATACGAATTCCAGTTATCAAACTCTCTCATTGTAAAATCTCCTAGTACATGCTTGATGAGGACATAGGCATTGCCGTAGAGGACGACGCATCTGTAGACAACGCTGTGTATTCGCTCGGATGCTTCCATTCGTCCACGCCGAGCTTGATTGCGATGTTATGATAGATTTGCGGGTATTGCGCGTACTGCTCGTCAGTAAGTCCGTCAAGGCCGTAGGTCATCACGTTCATGATCGCGTCTGCGTACTTGGCGCGATCTTCAACAGAGATTCTGGGATTTGCCGTGAAGTCGCGGAGCTTGCCCAGCATGTTGTTCCATAGCGCCTTCTGCCGCTTTTCGTCAATCTCCTTGATAGAGCCAATCATGCCGCCAGCGTTGGCGTAGCCTTCACGTGCGAGCATGTTGTAGACAGCGTTCGCAGAAGCGTCACGAGCAGTTTCGCCAAGGCGAGTAGCTCCGGCCATCTTTCGTGCAAGTTCCGGATTCCGGTTGATCTGCTCTTTTACAACAGCGTTACGAGACGTGACATTGGGAAATCCGTCCTCAGTTCTGCTGATGTAATCAAAGTCGTAATGGTCAGGGTCTATAACTCCGCCCATGTCGTCTATACGTGTAGCGACGTCCATGTCCATGTTGCCGACATCATCGTACTGGTATTCCAGCGGAGTAACATCGTCTACTTTCTTATGGACACCGTCAATGACAATTCCTTCCTCGTCAAGGTTCTTAGCGGAAATGACACGACCGTCAGGAAGCTGTACCAAGTTATCGTATTTACCAGCCTCGTTCTTGTTACGAAAACTGAGCCAGTTATCGTCCGGATTGTTCGCATACTTGTTCGCAATACCTTGAGAACTTCCTAGACGCTTTGCCTCGGACGTAAGAGCTCTGTAGTTCTCTGCATCTATAAGGTCATCTATACTGTAGCCCGAACGCTTGACAGGAGCGTTACCAAGTTCCACCTTCTTTGCAAGCTCAGCATTCTGTTTGGCAAGTTCGGCCTTGCGGTCGAGCATGGCTTGTCTACGTGCAATGATGTCGTCGGTCTTGTTGCCAAGATTGCCAATGAAATCCTTGAAGCCGCCCTTGTATGCCGCACCAGCAGCATCGTCACCGAGACTCTGTTCGAGAGAGTTCTTGACACGTGCGCCATAACCCTTCACGACGCCCTTACCCATGCCGATGCCACCAGCTTGGGCAAGAAGCTTGTCTTTAGAGAATTCGCTACGAGGGTTGAGAGAAGAAGTAGGCTCGCCGAGCACGTCAGGATTGTAAAGCACGCCAACGTCGAGAGCTTGACTTGCAAGTGGCTGAGCCAGCGACTCCGTAGCAAATCCAGCGCCGAAAGCAATCTTCTCACCGATGGCCTTAGCCATGTCCGAAGTAAGCCACGGAGCCTTGTAGATGAGAACACCAGCCTTGTCAGCAATGCCTACGCCCGGAATAAAGTTTAGACCCAATTCAGCTGCATCACCAGCAAAGTCTTGCCAAGTCGGCTCACGTCCGGCGAGCTGCGCTTCCTTGACACGCGGAGTCGCAGCACCCTTCAGTGCGGACTTGAGCCACGGCCATACTTCCAGCTCGTTATTAGCGTTGTAGCCTTCTCCTTGGTTCCGAAGCTGATACTCGTCGCCGGATCGGCGAAGGTCATCCTCTATCTCCGAGAAGCGATCATTTCCAAGGGCAACTGCAGCAGCTTCCTTCTCGGACTGCGGATAGTTGCCCCAGTACTTCTTGTTCTCCGGGTTCGTGAATGCACTACGGTCGTCATCGCTCAGAGCCTTTCCGTTTTCGGTCTGATATCCGAACGCAGTCATGTAATCGTCAACAGAACGACGCTTGTTTCCCATGATGTCACGCTGTTCGTCACGGCTGGCCGTAGTGGCCTCGTTACGAAGCGAGTAGACTTCCTTGGCCATGTCACGCATCCAGTCAGAAACATTGTCGTCCATGACCGAAGGAACCTGCAAGACCTTCTGCAGCTCATTCATGTTGTTCATGACCCATACGGCCAATTCATCGTCGTTCAAATCCTTGGACGAACGGTAAAGCGTGTCAGCGGCATTTGCCGACGGCAAGTCGCTGAGCGCCAGATTGTACAATGCTTCTTGGAACTTTTTCATACTACTACTTCTTTTGCATTACTGCTTCTGTGATTGCGGCGTCAAGCTGTGCAGCGTATTCAGGCCACAAAGCCTTCGCATCCTTCAAGGTCTTCTCGCCGAGTGCGACAAGTGCCGTCTGGTTGCGGAGCTGTCCGTTCAAGAGGATCATCTTTCCGTAATCTTCCTTGGTCAGCTTCACTCCTTGTCCGCCCTTTCCGGAAGACTTGTTGTAATCCTTGAGAGCCTTGCGAGAATCTTCGACAATGGCGAGAAGCTTCGTCTTGTTGTCTTCGCTAAGCGGAGAATTCTTGATTGCTGCTTCTTGCTTGTCAAGTTCCGCAGTCTTTTCATTTACGAACTTAGCCTTGTCTTCCTTCTTGATGCTTACGTTGTCGACAGCGATGCTCTTCTTCGTCGCTTCGACGGCGCGTTGCAACTTGGAGACATCGTCAGCACCAGCAATGCCCTTCTCGTATTCGGAGTAGTCGGTATCGTCCTTGACTTCGCTGACTTCCAAATCCTTGAACAGCTTGCTGCGGAGAATGTCGTTCTCACGAGCGAGACGGTTCTTCTTGGCCTGGGCTTGCTTCATCTTGAGCAATGCGTTCTGCATGCCGTTAGAATCGTTGTTGCCTTGGGCATTCTTGAACTCGTTCTGTGCAGCGGCAAGGTCGTAGTTGGCAACTTCCATGTCGATTCCGTTCTGTTTCCACTGGGACTGCAGATTCGAAGCCTTCGTCGCGTCTTCCGTAGCCTTGCGGATCTTCTCAGTCTGCTCGGCGTTGCGGAGGTTCTGCTTGTACTGCATGTAGGTAGACGGGTCTGCATCGTATAGGAACTTGTACTTGCCCATGGCCTCTTCAAGACCGCCGTTCTGCAGACGTTCCTTCTCTTTCTTGATTTCGGCAAGACGCTTGTCGATTTCCGCAATGCGAGCCATGTTGCGCGACGGCTGCATCGGCATCTCAGGCGCGGAAAAGTCATCCACTACCATCTTCGGATCCATGCCGCTTGCGACATCGTAGTTGTACATACGACCGCCGTTGTCGGCACGGAGCAAATTTGTCAGAAATTCATCACGTGTGTATGCCATTAGAACAGTCCTCCGTTCTTCGGTGTATGCGGCATGAGATTGTAGTCGAGGCCGTTCATGATGGCGTCGAAGTTCGCCCTAGAACCGACACCTCCGTCGACGTCTCCCCAGAGCATCTCACGCTCAGACAGAAGCTTGGATTCCTCGTCGTTGAGCAAGTCCATCTGGTCGAGAGCATTCTTGCGCTGCTGCCACATGTAGGCTTGTGCGCCGCCCTTGACGATGTTGCCCATGCCCTCTTGCATTCTCTTGTTGCTTTCTTCGCGCTTGCGATCCATTTCCTTGGCAGCGTTCATGTATGTGTCAAGGAAGGACATAGTCGGTGCTGTGTAAATACTTGCCATACGAAACTCCTTAAATCATGAGGCCAGCTGAGGTGAGCTGTAGGTTGCCTTGGCTCCTGTTTTGCTTGGCGGCGATCTGGTCTGCAAACTGCTGCTGCTGTGTGGTCAGATAGTCCTGAGCGAGGTTGCCCTTCATCGTCATTTCCGTGTCAGTGGCAGCCTTGAGCTGGTTCAGACGTTGCTGCATCTTCTCAATGTTGCCAGCCCATTCAGTGTATTTCTGAGAGCGGTCTGTGTTGTATTCGTTCAGTGCAGTCTTGTACAGTTCGTCATTCTTCCGGGTCACGGCGTCCGCGATTGCATTTGCAGCGCCTGTACCGCGACCGATTCCGGCACCAGCCGCACTATGTTGCACTTTGTCCGAAGTCTGCTTGATTATTTTGTCGTAGTAGGGATTGACGAAGTCGTCTACAGTGATGTCGTTGCCGTTCTCGTCCTTATACTCGAACTCGTCGAAGTCGTAGACGTAGTCGTTCGGATTGTAGCCCTGCACGGCTTTCTTGTACGCGTCGACGTCCTCTCTCGTACCGAGGAAGTTGTCCGGATTCTCGTAGTACATGCTGAGCAATTCTTCGACTTCATCCTGCGTGAGGTTGAATTCCTTCTTCGCGTAGTCGAGAGCATCTTGCTTGCGCTTCTCGTCGTTCTCCTGTTCAATGCTGGTAAATACGCCAGCCAGTGCGCCGAGCGCACCTCCGGCAAGTGCACCGTACGGCCCACCAACTGAACCCATCGCGGCTCCAGTGCCAGCTCCTCCTATAACGTTTGCGCCCCATTGAGCCATAGTCAAATCTCCTAGTTATAAATTATCCTTCTATGCCTTGAGACGGAACGAACCAGTGGCGGTCTCGCCTTCGGACAAGGTGAATGTTAAATGTGAATTCCTTACTGGAACCGTACGTACTCCGCTGTCGCTCATCACGACGAGGTGCCAGTCAAATGCGTTCTCCGGAAGTTTCTCGTCGAATGTCAAAGGCCCGACAGCGTTCACGAAGCAGAGACTTTTCAGACAAGTGAAATAGATGTTCTTCCGTCCGTCCCAGCCGTAAGAGCCTTCCAGCGCCTGTGCCACGTAGTCAGATGCAGACCATGAATTTATGTCGATCGTCTTTATCATGTCGGCCCCTAGAAGATGTTGCACGGACTTGCATTGATCTTAGCGCTCACGATGGCAAAGTCCACCGGGTCGCTACATGAAATCTCTATCGTAAGGTACTTGCACAGTCCGAGATTCCACCATGTCGTCTGGTGGTCATAACGGCCTATGCCGCCCATGGAACCTACTTCCATGTCGCTCCAGTCGTTGCCATCAGTCGAGAAGCGCATCATTACTCTCGGATCAATCTGTGTGTTGTCTATCTGGCCGTTGTTCAAAGTAATGTTCACGGCGTCGCAATAGAACGGACTGTTGTCGGAGTACAACGCTCCGCCACGACGCAAGCGCACGATGCAGAGGCCGTCCCATTCCGTGTACTTGTCGTTGTCGAGATACACGAGGACGTCGCTGTCGAACTGTCCGAAGAAGATGTGGTTATATGCGAACGTCGCGTATTGTGGCCTCCAGAGCCCCATCTCGTAACTTTCGCGAGCATGCCATTCTTGTTCCGTCAAGTCGTATACGAGTGTCACCCTGTCAGTACGGAAAGTGATAGCGTAGAACACATGCTGGTTTTCTTCCCAGAACTGACCCACGGCATCTTCCGGATAGGACATGCGGCTAATCTGTCGCTCGATGGAAATCGTAGACACGCGTTTCTTCTCGTTCCCCTGCATGACATAGATGCCGTTCTGTCCTATATCGCTAGAGGCCAGCCATGCAACGTACGGGCCGCACTGTGCCAAGGAATTCGGTGCCCTTATTCCAATAGACTCCGCAGCGTTGTCAGGAGACACAAAAGGCTTGTTAATGTCATCACGATAACTGAAGCACTGTACAGAACGAGGGCCAAACGTATAAAGAAACGAACCGTTGCCACATAGGGCGGTTATGTTGTCAGGATTCCATTCGGCATACGTCACGAAGCCATAACCCTCGTACTCGCCGTTAGGATCCGCATAGAACACGTCATAGATGACATTGTCATGATCGTCTGTAGTCTCGAACGGATACTGGATGGACGTGTAGAACGCGTCCGTGCCCTTGTCGTTGATAATCAAATAGCCGTACAGGTAAGCGACGTGCGTGGGCTGGATCTTGATTGTCTTAGTGGCGTCTCCTACTCGTGCTGGTAGCTGTATTGCTCGCCAGTCCTCGACCATGTACGGATCGGACAACGTCGTGTCAACGGCGAAACATGAAGCACCGTCCACGACAACCAAGTGCGGGTGTGCTGAGCCTTCGCCGCCAGTTTCCGCAAAGTGCACTGGCTCGTTCAGTGAATTGGAGACTTGACCTATCTTGTACGTAACATAGCCGTTGTCGGACTCGCGTACAGTGTACACGCCGGAGCCCCAGCAACCAAACAAGACTGGCTGTCCGTCCTCTCCTCTCGAAGCACGGAAAAGTCCACGACATGGGCCTTCGCCCACATGCTTGGCCAGTTCCGTACCCTTGACGCTCAGCAATACCTTGTCTGTAGTAGACGAATCGGCGTTGACTGTCTCTGGGTACATGTTGCTGGTGAAACTCTGGCATACCTTGGAAATTTCATGGCGGTGTATACCTCCGACCAGGTTAGTTATTATGCGCTGAGCCATGGTTCCTCCTTAGCCCGGAAAGAACATTCTACCAGAGATGAAGTCGGCTCGGTTGAGTCCGTACGTTGGCTTGCGTGACAAATACTTGACCGCACGTGTCGAGGTCTTGACATTCTTTATCATGTCGTCAAGGTCTTCCTTGAGCTTGTTGAGCTGCTCAGTAGACATACGAGGATGCGTGAGTGCGAGCTTGTGCGTAAGTGCGGTAATGAACAACTCCGCGTACTGTTCCGGAATGCGCAACTCCGAATCAAGGTTGAAATCCCATTTCTTGTTGTAGTAAATCTTCAGCTCGATGCGAGTGTCGGGCAACAGCTTTGTCTTGAGAAGTACTTGCAAGTCGTTGATCGGCTGACAAGTGTAAACGCCAGAACCAGTAGGATATGCGTCGAAATCATCCGGATCGGCATACTGCAGCTCCACATAGGAACCGACACCTTGGTCTTCCTTGCTGCGCCAATAAACCTTGTTGACCTTCTGGATCTTCGGAGCCTCGATATCGAGAGGCAGATATTCGTCAATTCCTTCTTCCGTCTCGCCGATGACATATTCGCGCTTGTCGAACGTAGTTTCGACATCTGCGATGAGGAACTGCAAAAGATTATCGTTGGAGAACTTGCCAGCGATTCCCTTCAAGAGTCTGTACGAAGTCTCGACCATGTCAGCTGGCGCACTCTGGCGACGAGAGACAAGGTTGCTCCGGTTTAGTGCTTCTACGATAATTGAACGGACTGTAATCATGTTGTCCTCCTAGGAGGAAATTAGCGTCGCGCATTGAAGCAACAATTTGTACATAGACAAAAAGGAGCTGCCTCTTGCGAGACAGCCCCTATCATCGGGAGAGATGATATTCTTTTGGTTACTTGGCCTTCACGAGCACGAGAGCCTGGGCACGCTTTTCGATCACACCAGAGATGGTGAAGAGGTCGAAACGAGTGTCGTTCACGAAGGAGCCCATGTCGATCATGCGGTTCTGATGAACGGTGATGCCTTCCACGGAACCCTTCTTGGAATCGGCAGTAGCAACGTCGATGTCGTTGAGGGTTTCGAATTCGTAGGATCCGTTGGCGCGAACGATAGCGGCGAAGTAAGTACCAGCAGCCGGGATGGACACGCCAGTAGAAGTCGTCACAGTCTTGTCGTCGCCAGACCAAACAACGATGGAACCATCTTCCATGGAAGCGACACGTGTACCGAGAATGGCAACCGGAACTTCGTCCACAGGGATTGCGACAGTTTCAGCACCAGAAGCCACAGTCACGTCTTCCTTGGCGATGAAGGCATACGGCTGAGTCGTTTCGTCACCGTAGAGGTCAGTAGCAACGACGCCGTCGATGAAGAACGGAGTTCCAGCTTCAACCTTGGTAGCAGAAGCAGCGGCAGTGCCGAGCGTCACGGTGAGCACGTTGGTGGAGTCGTTGAACGATGCGAAGGTAGCGCCAGTCATAGCAGTGGCGAGAGCTGCGCTGATCTTCACACGCGGAACGAACCTCTGACTACGATAGTCAGCACCGTGGAAGTGACCGATCAAGCCCTGCTTGTACATTGCCGGAGCGTCGACAGGAACGAACTGAGCACCCTTGCTCGTCACGATGGCTTCGATCATCGGGTCGCAAAAACCGTAGAGCGGTTCGGACGTGATGGAAGCAAGGTGAGCAGAAGCCATAGAGAGCGGTTCAAATTCGCCAACGTTGCCAACGAAGCAAGTGGCAGACTTGGCAACATCCTTCTTGATGGACTTTTTCAGAGCGCCCTGGATAAGAGCCGGGCCGTCCATTTCGGCAATTTCCTTGTCGAACTGAAGGTCAGTCTTACCTTCAACGGCGTTGGTCTTTTCAGAGATGTGCCAAGGTTCGATAGACAGATGCACTTCACGTTCAGTGATCTGGTTCTTCACATTGTCGCCGATCGCGAGCTGGTTCTCAACTTCGCCACGGTCACGGATCACGAATGAATAGACCTGACCATTGCGCTTTCCTACGAGCTGATCGCCCAAGAAAGCCTTAGAGCCAACGGTGAAGTAGTTAGCGACCTGAGCAGCGCGGAGAGCGACAAGCTCGGTCTGGTAGTTAGTAGCAATGCTGTTATTGCTAGAGATAGTTGCAGCGGGAATTGTACGTGGCATAAGCCATCCTCCAGTTTAATTTGTTAGTACGGATGCTCTTCGAGGTAGCGGTTCCAATCGCGCTTTGTTGACTCGACAGAACTTCCAGGTGTTTGCACTTGGCTTCCGATAATCGGCAGCGGTGCCTTGTTTGGTTTCTGAGCGACCTGCGGAACGTTTTGCCTTGTACCGACCTTGCGGGCTATCTGCAGACGGTTTTCCAACTGCTGCAACGCGATCATCTTGCGCATCGGATTTCTCTTTTCCACAATGGCCTTGAGGGTTTCCGGATTACGCATGAGCGTGCTGATCATGAGCGGGGCAATTTCAGAATCGCCGATGAACTGGTCGATAGAGCCGTCCGGATCGTAGTCGTGGAGGAACTCCTTGAACTTCGCGCCGCCATTGCGGAGAAGGTTCCAGTAGTGTTCCTTGGACTCGTCGTCCTTGAAGCATTCGTCGACTTGCTTGCTGTGACGTTCGGCAGCCTCGGACTGTGCGTCCTCATTTGCCAACATGTCACGCTCGTTCTTAAGGCGTTCCAGCTCGTCCGTTTCACGGTTCAGCTGTAGCTTGTGGTCGATATACGACCGAACGTCGTTCGGGTCAAAGTCGCCTTGTTCCAGCACGGAGTACTTCTTGACCTTCTCTTCCAACTCGGCGATACGCTTGTCACGTGCCTCGATTTCGGCCTTGTGACGCTTGTTCTGCCTCTGGAAAGCGTGGTCAATCTTCTCTTGCTTCGTAGGCTTCTTCTTTGGTTGCTGCTTAGGTTCTGCAGCGGTCTCGTTCACTTCGGTCTCGGAAGGTTCGCGGTCTTCCTTGGCTTCAGATTCCGGAACTGGAGTCTCTTGTTCTTGAGTCGTCTCCGACGCTCCAGTAGTGTCGGCTACGTCCGAAGTTTCTGTAGGCTCGGAAGGTTGCGAGGCTTCTTCACCGTGCATCTGCTTCAGATAGTTCATGGCTTCATCATGATCCATGCTTTATTCTCCCTACCGCGAAATTTGTTAACCGCGTCGTGTTCGCGGTGTTTCTACTTGTAAATTAGTGTCAGTTATTGTCAGCCCTTCGGAAGGTACGTGTGGGCCTTTCCCCAGTCCCCAGACCAGCTGTTGACAGACTTGCCGATAGAATTGCTTGCAACGAGGTCTCGGAGGATTTCCGAAGCCTTCACCGGGTCTGGACTGCCTTGGTACTGGTATTCTTTGTCACTAGAGCCGAACGTGACGTATATGTCTCCATTTGCCCCTATACGCGCCTTCTTCACGGCGGAAGACGTTGGCGTAACTGGGCGACGTGGGTCTTTGTCGTTCCACCACTTTGCAAGACCTTCTTCGGCCTTGATGCCGAGCTGTGCGGCCTTTTCCGGATTGTCTTGGAATTCGGGCTTCTTCTCGAACTGGGTCAGAGCTTCTTCGTGCTCTTCTGGAGTCTGTCGAATAAACGAGGCGAGGTTCTCAGGAGAACGCACGAGACCCGCGTTGTTCTGCGCAGTACCAGGAATGTACACGACTCCCGCGTCGAAGTCTATGGGGTCGCTCTGCATGCGTTGCGCAAGGTTGAGAACCGTGTCGACATTCTCAAGACGGTCGCCCCGCATTGGCGCATTGTTGGCCGTCACGATAAATTCTCGACCCTTGCGAGCCGGGCCGAAGTTAGCTCCTTCCATTGACAAGCCGCGCATTGCCGACATGCCTAGGATGGACGATATGTAGCTCGCTAGTTTTGCACCTTCACTCACCGCCATTACACACCTCCGAGCATCTGGTTAGATTCGTTGATGGTTTGCTCCATCTTGTCTTGTGCCTCTATGGCGACACGCTGTGCATCCAGCTGCAACTCTTGTGCGTCGATTTGCGCATCTTGTCCCGCCTTGGCAGCGTCCAGTTCGAGTTCAGCTTGCTTGATCTGGTTGTCAAGAAGCTTCTCGTTCCATTCGAGTTGCCTATCTTCTCGTTTGTTCGCAAGTTCAGTGAATAGGCTCTGAATCTGACGCTTGAGATCCTCGTTCTCGGCCTTGGTAGTTTCGAGCTCCTCCATGGCCTGGTCGGCAACGAACTTGATTTGCTTGATCTCGTGGATCGCGTACTCGTCGAGGTCTCCGTCGTTGACAAGCTTGATGGTCGGATCCATGTTGGCGACAATGTCCTTGGACAGCATCTTCGCATCGTCCGTAGACAGAGTGTCTGCGTAATACTTTGCAAGGATCGGCTGCAGCTGCGGAGGCAGCATCCCTGCCATCACTTGCAATTCTTGGCGACGCTTCATGTTGGCTGTGATAACGTCCGGGCCAGCCTCAAGCTTGAACTTGAGCCGTTCTCCGCCGTTAAGCATCTCAATAACGCACATCCAGATGGCACGCATGGCCTCGTAGGCGTGAGAGTAGAGACATGCAACATTGCTTTCACGGTTTGATGCCTGTTCCAAGACTTCTGTAGCCGTGCGCTGTACGTCAACGCCTCCGGCAACGCTTCCTTGAATTCCCGTGGGCGGCACACCTAGGACAGCTGCCATAAGCTGTTGAGTAGTGTTGATGACGTTCTGAAGGTCGCCAGTCTCGAAGGCTTCCTTGAGCTGGACTGGGCCCTGACCGTCGACAGGGTTGAACACTACAGCCAAACTATCATCTTCCGTACAACGTTCCAGATATTCTTCGAGTCCGTCCATAGCTCCAGCTGGGAACATGAAGTTGGCCTTGGGGCTTCTGTTCATACGTCCCAACATAGTGGAGTATGCGAGATTGAGCCCCAACTGCAACGAATAGGTCTTGCGCACGATGCCGATGTAGTCGACCTTGCGGAGCTTAGTTACCTTGTAACCAGCGAAACGGAAAATCGGAATCATTGTCGTAGGCAGTGACACATGTTCAACAACCTTGTCACCGCACAGCTTGTACATGTCCACAGTGTTGGACTCGTTCTTCTCGTAGTATGTCACGATAGGTACGCAATGTTCCGGACGGTTCTGCCATTGGTCGCCGATGTGATACAGCACTGGAAGCACGCGCGGGAAGTCATAAGGCACGATATCCTTACCGTAGAGACGCTTGGCCTTCTGGATGCTGATCCAGTTCACGACAGCTCCCTGCTCGGCATCACGTGCCGAAGCCTTCACGACTGTCGGATCAAGCGCTACAG